TTTGCAGTTGGGTCAACTATTCAGAGCCTCCAACCCCCACCCAGCTCAGAGAAGGTTAAGCGTCTAGGCGGCCCTAAGAAGGTGAGGAGTAGAGCGCGCGATAGAAAAATATTAGAGTGGGTTTGGTGGCTCATCCCTCGAATACTAATTATCGAGTTCATCTATATACTGTGTTTGATGTGGCCTTGGATCTCAAATAAACCTGCTATCAAAGCAATCTTGGAGTTTATCAATGGAAAATAAGAAACCGACTGAGAAGAAACGAACCGAGCGCGAGTTAACGTCTGAGATTAAAGCTAAGCGTGGTTGGTGGTTCTCTGTATTCTTTATGGTGCTAGTAGTCTTCCTCATCCTCTTCCTGACCTATGTAGAGATAGTAGAGAAGAACCGCGATGTCCTCGTTGGCATTCTTGGAATGATTACAGGTAGCATCTCTTCAATGATGGCTATAGCCTCCGGTAGAGATCCATCTGAAGTTGAAGAACTCAAAGATAAATTAGCTTCAGCTAATTCAGACAGAGAGGCGCTCATTGCTAGACTCAGAGACTCACAAATACAAATGCAGTTATTACGTGAGCAGATCAACGAGCTTCAACAAGCGATGATTGATAAGCTGTCTATCTTCGCCGGAGAGTCTCCCATCCAAACTAAAGAAGCTTCACAAGTTGTCTTGCATCCTACTGTAGACGAGTGGCTGCCTAGGTCAAAATGAGAAACTAGACAAATAGTCAAGTATCATCTATAGATATAATTGAGTGTTAATAAGAGCTCCAAGTGGAGAAAGGCAAATAAACCCCATCAGCTTGGAGTGAGCTATGCATAAACACGATGATGAGCGTGAACCGCGACATCTCAGAGCTAAAGCGCCACGCTTCAAACAACGAGGCATATCGGGCACCCAACTCAGCGGTGGGGTTATTACTGGCAAAGAGCAGAATGCTCAATTAACAGGACTCAATTGGGTACAAGAAGCAGAGGAGATGCTAAGAACCGACCCGGTAGTCAGACGCTCTTGGCACATGCTAAGACAAACTCTACTCTCTGCATCATGGCGATTTGTCCCAGGTGTTGAGGGTGATCTAGTGAGTGAGGAACTCGCGAGATATGCCAATGAGTGTTGGGGGTTTGATGGATACTCAGGTCAGATGTCGGTTAGTTGGGAAGATCAACTCTCTTACCTTTGGGAGTTCATACCGCTTGGTTATCGGTACGCTGAGGAATGCTACAAAGTGGGGCCTGACAGCACAGGTAAGCTCAAAGTGTGGCTCAGTCATTATGCAGACAGAGAACCGAGCGCACATCAGCGCTGGCTCAGCCGAGATAATCAGCAGCTGGATGGGGTTATTCAGAATGCAGTTGGTTTAACCAAAATACCTGAGCCTATCCCATCTAACAAATTACTACTCCTCACGCTCAATAAAACCGGTTCCAACTTTGAGGGAGTCGGAATGCTTCGACCTTGCTGGTGGTGGTGGCGAACTAAGCAAAGAGTCGCTAACCTCATGTGTGTAGGTTTGGATCGTTGGGCGGTGCCTACTCCAAAAGTCGTTGTAGATAGATCACAAGCCGAATCAATTGGTCTTACTGATGGTGATATTGACGCTATGATTGATGATGCAGAAGGACAAGCTCAGGCTTTCCTATCTGCTGAGCAGAGTTATCTAGTTGAGAACGCGGCTGTAAAGTTTGAGCAATATGCAGCCACCCCTAATCTATATGCAGATGGCCCCATTAACATCATAACTAAATGTGATTCTCAAATAGCCTCTGCTTTCCTCACTCAGTTTGCAGACCTTGGGAATACCGAGACTGGCGCTAGGTCAGTGGGTGAAATACACTTAAGCGTATTTAGAAGAGCCGCTATTAACCTCTGTGATATTGTAGCCGCTCAGGTGAGCGGGATTGATCGACGAGGAGGCGGGACTATTGGTCGGCTCATCAGGTGGAATTATGGCGCTATTGACCCTAGTAAATTACCTAAACTTACTCATACAGGGCTTGATACAGATGATCTCGCAGACTCTATGGGGATGCTTCCTGGCCTTGTGCAGTCAGGCTTATTAACTCCTGACGATGAACTAGAACGCGCTTTACGTGAGCGTCTTGGCGCTGGTGATCTGCCTGAGGATGCACAACGCTCACCCATGACACGAATCGCGGCTAGTGGTGGTGGTGGTGGTATAGCTGCTCTCAGTGAACAGCTCATTGCTCGAAGGAGGGCTAAGACTAATGGTTAAAGCGATCAAGAAACGCACCAAAGCCCAAACACCAGCGCCCAAAAAAGATAGGGTGACAGGAAGTCAGACTAATCCTAAGGGGTCTGCTAGTGGTGGCAGAGGTGGAATAGAGATAGGTGAGAAGGCCGTAAAAGCTCTCGAAAATATGAGAGATGAGCATAACGGCAAATACAAAAAAACAAGCCGCCGCGTTGATATGGGAATGCTCAAAGCAGTGTTTAGACGTGGCGCTGGTGCTTTCTCAGTTTCTCACCGTCCAGGTATGACACGTAATCAATGGGCTTTAGCTCGTGTCAAAACGTTTCTAAAACTGGTGGGAACTGGCCAACGCAAGAAGAGTTACAATACAGATCTCGACCTTTTACCAAAAGGCCACCCACAAAGAACCGAGAAAAAAGCTGAAGCTTTAGCTCCTCAGAAATATAGTCATATAGACTTCTCACCCCCCCAAGGAGCTCGTGAGGCGGCAGAGCGAGC